TATTCTTATTTTCTTCAGTATCAGAAGATAACGTATAAAGTTTATCTAAAACAGCATGTACAAAATGAATTTGTTCATTTATAGGAAGATCCAGAACTTTATCAATAGTACTAAGTAAATCCTTTTTATTAGCTAATTTAACTCCATCAAGGATACTATTCATTAAATTCAATTCTTCCTGAGTACTATCAGTATAATATGTATAGCAATTATCAACAATACTTTTCATATTTCTTTTTTTAAGTTATTAACACTACAAAGATAGAAAATATTTTTTAATTACCAAAATTATTTTTAAATTATTTCAATTAATTTATCATAAAATTCTTTACACAATCTTCAGTTGTTATTTTCATATATTTTTATTAAATCTGTGAAAAATTTTTACATATAAACTACTCGAAATATCTATTTTATCGAATTTTTTCTTGAATTTGAATGGTACCCAATAAAATCTAATAGAATTATTAAGCCAATCAAGTCTAGGCTGAACTAAACCAACCTGCCAAAAATATGCTGTCCTTTTTGAAGTTTCACAAAAATGCTTTCCTTTTTTAGGTCTATTGTTATAGACAAAAAGATGTAATTGATCACGATCTTGTTGATCTATTTTCATTTTACTAATTTCAAGACACAAACCAGAATCCAATACAGATAAATCTTTAATCTGATTCCGTAATGCTATTAAAAGTGATCTTTTCATTCTTAATTTTATACTTTTATAATTTTATTTGTTTTATGCAAAAAAAAAAAATATAACGAGCGTAACCAGCCTTCTGTTTTAATATATCATTTATCTATTGTCCTTTACCTCGTCTTATCGTGTTGCTCACCCACTATACCTTTCAGTAAGACTGTTTTAAGTTTAACACTCGGAAGTGCAAACGATTTTTCAATCTCCTTCCTTAAGCAACTGTTGGCTGAGTTTCCTCACATACATTTATCAATGTGTAGTGCGATATATCCTCTTGTTATATTTCAATTACAAAGATATTAAATATTTTTTGAAATAAAAAATATTTTTAATATTAGTTACATCGAGTCTTCACCTTTTGGCCAATGTTTTTTAGCACGAATAGCAAATTTGATCTCAGATTCTTTTTCGATGATTGATTTTGGAACTTTCTCATCTTTTTCCTGATAAGATTTACTCTTATCTTTCAATTCTCTTAATTCTTTCTTGAGTTCAGATACAGTCTTATCAGCATGCTCACCAGTTTTTTCAATTTTAACTTTTTTAGACCATTTTTCATTTACAAAAGTAAATTGACCGAAATCTTGTATTTTCTTCATATTATGAGCATTATTTTTAAATATATATAAAAAATAAAAAACCAGATTTTTTTAGTCTGGTTCTACTTTTATATATTTTAAAGGTACATGATCTGTTAACCATACACCATTTTCAGATAAATAAAATTTAAATCCATCCGCATACATAGCCGCAGAATTAATTTCTAAAATTATTGGTTTATCACGTTTAGAATGTCTCTTACCAACATTATATGCTGTTTCTTTTTCGTGACTTAAGTGAACATGTAATCTATTCATTTTTTCTAAGCCAGTACTCTTCAATATTTTTTGATAATTTTCTGGACTTGTACCCTGATATAAAACTCTTGGCGGTCTAACTGCTTTAAGACCAACATCCACCTTAATAGAATGACCTTGAGAAGCTCTGATTTTTTCCTTAGATTCATCATAAACGAATCTTTTTTTATCATTAGTTTCAACAATATAATCCAAAATCTCCATATCAATATTCAGTTTATTCAATAAAGACTGAACATCAACATATCCATTCTTATCCATTACTAAATCTTCTGAATTATGTCTCAACAAATAACTAATTTTCTTTCCTATTTTTACAAATTCATTCATTTATTTTGAAAAATCTATTTCTTTTTTTACTTTAATAGCATAAAATGGTATAAAATCATATGTATAATATGAATTACTCATTTTAGGATCTTCATATAATTTTATATCTGGTATAGAATAAATGTCTATTTCTAATACTACCCAACTATCAATATTCATATCAAATAGTTTCATATCTTTATACTTTCCTTTATAAAAGAATCTTTTTTGTGTACAAAAATCAAGAGCTTCTGCTAAATTATCAGTCAAATACAATCTATCCAGATCATCAGAAATCATTTTCTGTGATTTCGGTGACAATCCAGTTCTTTTTATTTTTTCATAATAATATTTGGTTGTAGAATGAAGTAAAATTTTAGGCGTATCTTTCGGAACATCGAATCTCTTTTGAAAAAAGTATATAAATTCATCATTTTTAGATATTAATATACTTTTAATTTTATTATCTATTTGCGTATCTATTAAATTAGAAGTAAAATAACCACAATTATTGAGCAATTCTTGTATTTTTTTATCAAAATCCTTATGAATTATATTTTTAAGATTCACATATAATTCAACATATTCATCCTTTTGCTGAATATTAAACTCAACATCATATTGGTTTAATAAATTGTTTAATTTTTCGATAAAAAAATCATAATCAACAGAATGAATTAATCCTTCTTTAATTGATAAAGAATAAAATTTATCATATAATGATGAATCTTCATTAAAAAATTTATATTTTTTAATCATAACATTATATATAATAATTTCTATATTTCAAATTGTTAAAATCCAAACTTAATATGACTATTATCTATATGATTTTTAGGTTCATATAATTGCTTTCTAACTTCTTCTAAATGCTTTTCTAATTTCCTTCTTCGGAAAAATTCCGACACAAAATTAAAAATTGTATATTTCCTCTTTAAAGGATTTGCTTTCAACTTTGAAGGATCCTTTACAATATCTTCTATTTTTACTGTTGACATAATTATACAAATTTGATTTTTAAACCCATTTTCTGCATTGCTAATAATGCTTCAGCATTGCCCATGGCATCGTCAACTGGCATGTGGCTGTGATTTGTTTTTCTCAAATGCTTCCAATTTGCTCTTGCATCTTTCTGCATACCACAATATAAATCACCAATTCTACGACTTGACCATCCAAAAGGATTATTACCATAGAATTTCCAGAAATAATAATTTATCCAGCTGGCATCGTATCCATTATTATCTGAAATTAATACAGGTTGTCCGACTGATACTTCTTTAATCCAATCTGCAAACTCCTTCATAACCTTTGCAGGATCATCAAAAGTTAAATGTTCCTCTCTCGAAAACCCACTAATTGCCAATGCTTCAGGCACCCAAATATCTGAAATTGGTCTTGTTTTTCCATAAAATGTTTTACTTAAACTTGGTTCAACAACCACAGCTCCAAAACAAACCATAGAATTATCGCCTATGATTTGACCATCGCTTTCACAATCCACTACAATGTACGCCATATCTCTTCTAATTTTTTTAATTTTAATTTTTTATATTACTTTCAATTTCCTCAGGATTATATCAGAAGTCATTATTTAACTTCTCCAACTTTTCTTTTCTATATTTATTTCTAAAAGATTTTAATTCGTTTATATCATCTTTCAATGATTCAATACTATGTTCTTTATAAGAAATTAGTTCATCTATTTTTTCTTTTATTATATTTTCATCAGTTACTTCATCCCAATATGCAGTATATCCATATTCACTTCCAGAACTATCATTTTCAGCCCAATGTCTAGCCCACTCTTCCTCACAATCCTCACCTTCACCCCAATATTTTGAATCATATACTCTATATACTGGAGTTGTATTACCACCTCTAACTGATTTCCAAAGTTTAAATACTTTCATTTTCTTTTATTTTTTTAATTTTTTAACTTCTTAAATTTTACAATATCTCTTTATTATAAATCATTATTCGTTCAAATTATCTAATTTCTTTTTTCTTAGGTATTTAACTGGTAATAATTTATAAACTTTTGACATTTTATCAAATTCACTTTTATCGTTAAGATATTGCTTTATCTCATCATATTTCTTTTTAAGAGATTTCCTTAATTCTATTTCTTTTTTAAGTTCCTCAGAAACTTTTTTAAATATAGGTAATTTCGGTCCATAAAAAGATATATCTATTACATATACTTTCTCGTTAAATGAGGAATCAACATATATACTCGCCTCAAACTTTTCATCATAGTTAAAGCCTAAACAAATTTCAATATTATCAACTATCAATGCACTATTAATCCAATCTGTAACATTAGAATCTAAAATTAAATTGATGCAAAAATCTCTAATTTCTTGCTTCATTTCTCCTGTCGTTAACATATTATAAAAATTTTTGTTGTAAAGATATACATTATATTTATAATAAAAAAGGAAGATTAAAAAATAATCTTCCTTTCCCCCAACTTTACTACAATTAATTATTTTTTTGTAGCTTCAACTGATGCTGCTCTGTAAGGAGTAACTAACTTTTTAATTTCACCCAATGCCTTGCGAACATCAGCCTCCGCCGTTTTGTTACCCTTTTCCACAAATTTTGCATGTCTTTCATTAACAATTGCGAATTGCTCTTCTAGTTTTGCATAAAGTTCTTCTAACATAATTATTTAATTTATTTTTTTAATCAATACAATCGATTGATTTAATCAGTTATATAATAACACTCTATTAAAGTTTAATTTTTTTTCTTACTAAATATAACATAAATATAATTATATATAGTATATGAATTCAAAAATTAGGTTAAATTATGAAAACAATTAAGGATAGTGAATTATTTAATGATCAGTTAAATGATTTAGAAGATGAGATGGAACTGTTTTTAAATAATGCCGAAGAAATTCTCGGATATAAACCAGAAGGAATAAATGATACAATAAATGAATTACTATCAAAAAATACCAAAAATTCAAAAGAATTAGTAGACGATATATTAGATGTTCAGAATGATATAGCACTTACAGAAGAATTTTTTACAGAAGAATCAGAAGATGATGATCCCTTTTCGACACTTTATACCGAAGATAACGATTTTTAATTTAACTTTTTTATATTTTTTCTATATAAATAGAAAAAATATCTCTCATGCCCAATAAAATATTAGTTTTAGTCGGTTCTCATAGCTTGGGTGATACACTATGCTCAATACCTACCATTAGATATCTTAGTCAAATTTATGGTAAAAAAATTCATGTATTTACCTATCAATTAGATTTACTAAAAAACTACCCATATATTATATTAACCAACAACTATAATGTAGAATCGGGAGATATGCTCATAGAATCTTTCAGACCCGATAAATTCGTACACTCAAGAACAGACATAAGACAGTTTCATGCACTATGTTCTGGGTTTCAATTACTTCCAGATGAAATGAACATAGAATTTTATCCAGATCCTTACCAATCAATTCAAAATTTACCAGAAAATTATATCGTTATTCATCCATCAAAAACTTGGACATCAAGAACATGGGAAAAAGAAAGATGGCAAGAATTAGTATTTAAACTAAATAAATTAGGAATACCTATTGTTTCAATAGGCAAAGATTCAAGTGAATCAGGAACTTATGACATACAAAAGCCAGTTTACGACATAACTATTAATAATGGTATAAATTTAGTTAATAAAATAGGAATACATCAAACCTGGCATATATTAAATAAATCATCTATGGTTATTACTATGGATTCTGGAATTTTACACCTTGCTGGAACAACTGATACCTATATAATACAGTTAGGAAGTTCAATTGATCCAAGATTAAGATCACCTTACAGAAATAATACTCAAAACTATAAATATTCCTATATCATAGGAGAATGTAATCTATTTTGCTCTTCTAATATGAAGTATTGTATTAGATACAATGATGTTCATTATAAAATGCCACCAGTTTCATTTTGCTTAGAAAGACCAGAAACTATTGGTCAAGATATAGATCCAGATCCGAACATTTATAAATGTCATCCAACTGTAGATCAAGTTATGGAAGAAGTTGTTAAAAATTATAAATTCTCAAATAAAGGAAGAATCAAAATATGATAAAATTCAAAAAAATAATTGATATAGATAATTTTAATTTTAATAAAATAGACGACATCATTCAAGTATCTGATATTAAAGGTAATTATCTTTATTGGCATTTTGATAAGATAAATAACGAACTAATAATATTCAAACAATACGTTGATAAAGATCGACGAGTCTATCAAACTATAAAAGAAGTTGAAATATTTTATTATAGTACATACGAAGAAAGAAAAGAAAAACTAATTAAACTAAATGATAATACATGGCAGAAAAGAAATATATTCAGTTAGCTTAAATAACGCCTCCTATTGTAGAATAAACGGAAAATGGAAAGTTAATACTGGTGGTAACGAACTAAAATGGAGCAAAGTAAATAAAAATATAGAAACCATTCTAGAACAAAAATTTATACAAGAATTAAGAAAACTAAAACTTAAAGAACTAAATAATGTTAATAAAAAATAAAAAAGCAACCTACGAATACTCTCTATTGGAACAATTCGTTGCGGGAATTTGTCTTCAAGGCACAGAAATCAAATCAATCAGAAAAGGCAAAGTTTCTCTAGTAGATAGCTATTGCTCATTCGTTGGTAATGAATTATTTTTAATAAACTCACACATAGCTGAGTATGAATTTGGTAATATACATAATCACGATCCTAAACGTGATAGAAAACTCTTACTCACTAAACAAGAATTAAAAAAGATTCAAAAGAAAGTAAAAGAGAAAGGCTTAACAGTCATACCAGTAAATATGTTTATAAATAAAAAAGGACTTTGTAAAGTAACTATCGCTATAGCAAAAGGTAAAAAACTTTACGACCATAGAGAAGATATTAAACAAAAAGATTTAAAAAGAGATATATCATATCAATAATTTTTGTATCTTTGTATAAAATTTTATAGAATGCTAAAGATTAGTGACACATCATGTCAAAAACCTAGAAAATTCTCAAGAAAGGTATTTATCTGCTCTTGTGAATGTGCTGTTATACTAAGTGAGCCACAATTTAGAAATATTCTTGATAAAGTAATAGTTAAATATGAAATTGAATATAATCAAGATTTCAGCTATAATTATACACCACAAAAATCATATTGGGGTTCATATCAATATTGGGGGAAATTCAAAAAAATAGTAGAACTACCTAAAATATTTGAAAAACTTAATGATAATGAATACACTATTTATACTGGGTATTTTACGAGAGACAATTGTCAAATGCCATGCATTTATAAAATAGAAATTCTTAATGAAAGCAAATATCTAAATCTTAAAAAACAAGAAGAACGAAAGAAAAAATTAAATACTATTAATAAAAAATGATAAATAAGTATTAATATATAATAGAAAATAATCTAAGATTATGCCTGGTCTACCAAGAAAAAGTACTAAAAATCAATTTACTAAACTCTTAAAGAAGTCTGGTAAAAGTAAAACTAATACAGAGGCTGGAGCAACAGCAGTAACTAAGAATATTTCAACAGTTGAAAGAAAAATACTTAAATATCAACAATTTATAAACGAAAATATGAATAATAACTTTACAGTTGGTGATACCGTATATTTTTTAAACTTATATGGTCTTTTGAAAGGTACAATAAAGTCTATTGGTAAAAAAATAAAAGTAGAATATAATTCTTATCCAGAAAGCAAAACAAAATATTTAGATTTTGACAAAGTTGCAAAACCTGATGATATGATTTGTGTTGTTTGGCAACAATGGAAAGGTGCTGACGCATTCGGTGGTTCATATAGAATTGAAAAAGATTTATATAAAAATAGACAACTAAAAGCAAAAGACTGGCCACGTGATGCACTAGTTTGGGAAACTAGTTATGGTATTGAATATAAAAACCTTGATGGTAGTACATACGTAGATCCGAGGTTATTGCCTACACCACCAATAACATATCTATAAAATTGTTAAAATTAAAAATAGCATAAAATGAAACTCACAAAATTTGGAAAATTTTTAGTTAAAGCCTTTGATATGGAAAATCCAATGTCAACTAGTGATGAAAGTTTAATGAGAGTTGCAAATGCCAATCTATTTATGGATTATGGTATAACATTAAGAGATTTGGATAAAATGTCGATTAAAGATATGGAAAAATTGGAAAAATTGAAAAAAAGAAAAAAAGTTTAAAAAAGATTTGGCACTTCAAAAACTTATATATATCTTTGTAGTATCAAAAATAGAAAAAAATGACTTTTTTTGACAAATATATAAACAAAAGAAAAAAACTGAATATAATAATAACAAAGTAAAACTTAAAAAAATGATGGCAACTGTAAAACATAGTAAATCCTTTAAATTTTGGTCAGAAAACCAAGGTTCGGATTCTCTATGTCTTACTAATAAGTCATAAAATACTTAAAACTAAGATAAGCCCAAAAAAATCCGAACCCTTAAAAAGTTCGGATTTTTTGTTTTTAAACATTTTTGTTCTTTGACATATTGGAAAAATAAAATACAAGTTATAAGTATAGTAGCTTGGTGCAAAAAATTTGGTTCGATTCCAAATGTTTGATTCTTCTATTGTACTTACTATTGTACTTATAACTAATGACCTCGTAACTCAGCTGGTAGAGTACCACTCTTTTAAAGTGGGAGTCGTGAGTCCAAATCTCACCGGGGTCACAAAAGCGTTCGTAGCAAAGCTGGTTATGCCCCACTCTTTTAAAGTGGTATCCGAAAGGTGTACGTGGGTTCGAGTCCCACCGGACGCACTAATAATAAAATAATTATAAAAAATATAAGACGGGCGCTCTAATTTTTTATATATACAAATAAAAAATTATTATGAAAAGAGAAATAAATTGGGCAGAAATTCAAGAATATCACAACCAAGGTTATGGATATAGAGAAATAGTAAAAAAATTCAAATTAAATAATAGTTTAATTTCAAACGCTAAAAAAGATGGTTTATTAATATTTAGAAGTATGAGTGAATCTAGAAAAATTGCAGCTAAAAAATATCCTCAAAAACATTCCGAAAAAACAAAAAAGAAAATATCAGAAATTAGAAGAGCGTATTTGAAAGAGCATCCTGAGAAAGTTCCTTATAAATTAAATCACTATTCAAAAGGTCCAAGTTATCCTGAAACTTATTTCGATGAAATTTTCAAAGATAAATTTGAATATGAAAAATATTTTCAGGTAGGTATTTATCATATAGATTTTGCAATAACTACTAAAAATATAGCAATTGAGGTAGATGGAGATCAACATTATCTTGATGAAAAAATAGTAAAATCTGACGAAAGAAAAAATAAATATTTAATTGATGAGGGTTGGGATATTATCAGAATAAAATGGAGTGATTATCAAAAAATGATAAAAACAGAAAAAGAAAATTATATAATTAAATTAGTTGACTATATCAATCATTTAATATCTGAAAGACCTGAAGTAGAAATAAAAAATAAAGTAAATTATTGTAAATGCGGAAAACAAATATACAAAACAAGCAATATGTGTAAGAGTTGTGCAACAACTAAACAAATGAGAAATAAGCCTGAAATAAAATATATGAAAAAAGAACATTTTTGCATTACTTGTAATGAAAATAAGGTTTATAATAAAGGAAAAGAATGTGTAAAATGTGCTCATTTAAAACAAAGAAAAGTAAAAAATAGGCCATCAAAAGAAGAATTAATTTTAATGATAAAAGAAACGAGTTTAGAAGCAGTTGGACGAAAATATGGTGTAACTGGAAATGCAGTTAAAAAATGGTTAAAATAAAAAAGGGTGTGTGGTGTAATGGTTAGCATCTCAATCTCCAAAATTGATAGTCTGGGTTCGACTCCTGGCACTCCCGCAAAAAATACATCTGCTCATTGGAGTGACCAGTCGGTTCCAACCCGATAATGCGCAAGCGTGGCTGAGAGTTCGAGTCTCTACAGATGTGCAAAAGAGAATCGTCTTAGGCGGTGAAACCGTTGGATGGTCAGTCGTTGAAAGTAAGAGCATTAAAGACCGTGCCGATTCTGGTTCGCAGAGATAAAATTACAACTTGACAATTCTCTTTTTTGAAGAAAAACATATAAGGTGTTATACTAATTCATTCACTATATTTACTGATTTAGGTATCAATTATTTTTATATATAATAAAAAATAAAATTAAAAATGATAAAATATTCAATAGAACAAATTAATTATATGTTAGATAATATTGATAACGGTATTTCATACATAATAGAAAATTTAAATACTGATAGAAGAAGATTAACAAGGTTTTTACATAATTTAAAATTATATGAAATATATCCAGAATATAAAAAAATGGTTGTTATAAATAATCTTCAGACCAAAATTGCAAAAATTCCAACTAAATATAATGGAAGTTGTGTAAATAAGAAAGACGAAGAGGAAAGACGTAAAAAAATATCTATGACAGCGAAGATAAATAAAAAATCAGGCGGAATGAGAAAAGGTAGTGGTATAGGTAAAAAAGGATGGTATAAGAATATTTGGTGTGATAGTAGTTATGAGCTTGCATGGGTTATTTATAATATCGATCATAATATTAACTTTGAAAGAAATTATAAATCATTTCCTTATATCTATAATAATAAGATTCACAAATTTATACCAGATTTTATTATTAATGATAATTATATAGAAATAAAAGGATATATTGATGATAAAACTAAATGTAAGATAAAAAATTTTCCTAATGTAAAATTTTTAATGTTAAAAGATTTAAAAATAGAAA